CACCCTCAAGATAAATCAAGATTTTATCAAATTCGGCTTCAGTAAACTCGGTACGCCCAATCTCTTCCAGTCTCTTCCTGTTATGTTTCTCAAGTTGACTTTTGAAATTTGTCCGGAGATTTTTCTCTTCTTCAATCTGTACATACTCATAGTTCATTTGCTGAAGAGTAGCAATAAGTCCGTTCTCAAGAGCAGCTTCACTTTGTACTGGCATATTTATTATTCTTTTGTTATTATTTGTTTAACATATAAGGTTATTCTTCGGTTGACCTAAGTAATTCTCTCACATCAACCTTTAGCACCTTGGCGATTTCAAGAAGGTTCTCAAGGGACGGCTGCACTTTATTGGAACACCACCGAGAAACGGTATTCTCTGTACGACCTATTTCACTCGCCAGCCATTTGCCAGACAATTGTTTTTCTGCCAAAACAGCTTTAATCCTATTTATCGCCTTTTTCTGTTGATTTATCATTGTATATTGCAGAATACGTAAGTACAAAGATACACTTTTAAGGTTATTTTTCCAAACATAATTAAAAGTAATTGATTTTTCCGTATAAAATTCTTGCTTTAGAATTGTATTTCAGCGGAAAGTGATTATCGGCGTAATGGACATTTGGTAGGCTGAAACCTCTCAAATGTCCTTTATTCATTACCTTTGCAGCATTTGAAAGCTTATGAATAAAAAAACTGTATATTCTGTAACAGTTCAAATGTTAAAAAGAATGGTCATCGGCGTAATGTCCAAATGTACTTTTGTAGGGATTGTGGCAGGCAATTTCAAAGTGGCCATCGTATAGACAATGTGTGTTTATGGAGTGACTATCTAACCGAGAAACGAACTATTTCTGAGCTTTCCACTCTTCACAAATGTTCAGAAAGAACCATACGCCGTAGGCTAAGTTCAGTGGCAGACAGCTTTACTCCCATCTATCCTGAATCTACAACAATAATACTGGACACGACCTACTTCTCCAAAACCTTTGGTGTGATGCTCTTTCAAGATGCCGCATCAGGCAGGATACTTCATCGCAGGTTTGTCAGGAACGAGACCAACAAGGAATACCTTGAGGGACTCAGATGCATTGAGGAGGGTGGAACTCGGATAAAGGCAGTGGTGTGTGATGGACATGTCGGGCTTTTACAAGCTGTGACATCCTGCCCTGTACAGATGTGTCAATTCCACCAGTTGCAGATAGTCAGGAGGCTTCTTACCAACAATCCGCATTTACCCGCAGGCATCGAGCTGCTGGCATTAATGAGAAGCATGTTCTCTATCGGGAAAGAAGAATTCACATCAGGTTTTGATAAATGGTGTGACGAATGGAAAGAGTTCCTCGATAAACGAACTCTACTAATCTCAGGCAAGACAACCTATACACACAGAAGGCTGAGAAGTGCAAGGCGTTCGGTGAAGACACACCTTAAATGGCTATATACGTATGAAGAATATCCTGAATTAGAGATACCCAATACAACAAATCTATTGGAAGGATTCAACTCACAACTTAAAAGGGCATTGCGTAATCATAATGGAATGAAGGAGGTTAATAAAAAGAAGTTCATAGATGGGTTCCTGAATATAAAAAAGTAGGCTGGAATTACCAGCCTACCAAATGTCCATTACTAAAACACGAGAGGTTTTCAGCCTACCAAATGTCCATTGCGCCTGATTATCTTTGCATCAGAAGATTAAGTGTTCTTTGAAGCATTGCAGAATAAAGAATTAGAAAAAAACTCGCTCGTTTCCAACTCGTAACCCTTTTATCCTTTATTCTTTCTTATTCTATTGATTATCTGAAAGATACAAGTTTTTTGAATCTTTTGCGGCTTCATCGTGGGAATTCGTACCTTTGTAACATTGCTAACCTTTTAATTCGAAGTGATATGAGAAACTTTTAAGATGATTGTCCTATAAGACAATGTTAAGAGGATGTGGAGAAGATAGAGTCGACTGATATATCGGAAAACGGAATAAATAGATTTACTGTTTCTAAAACTGCTTTATTGTTTTGAGCCAGATAGACACAGATTTATCTGTGTTTCATCATAATGTATTTCAGCCTTGGAGTGTCTTAATTTCCTCATTAATTTCAACCCCGAGTTTCTCATAAATTCTCTTTACTTTTTGATTGAAATCAAAAAAACATTAAGGAAAAACTTTTAATATTATCATCCCCCAAATGAAATCTACATTTTTAGCACTTCTGTCCTCAAACCAATCCTATTGCCCTGCAACTCTTTTCCTTGTTCATAAGATTATGGCAAAAATAAACTCATTCTTCAACCTGTTTGTGAATATGATTGCTTAACTGGAGGAAAGTTCAAAATCGCAGGAAAGAATGGCGAGATACCGATGCTGTTTTCCGTTGTTGCTGTGAAAAACCTGTAAAAAATATGGTAGCGTGTAGTCAGATGGTAGTAATGGCGATTTCTATTTTCTGACTACACGCTTAAGCTTTTTCTTTCACCGTATTCCTTCTCCTTGTAGTTATGTAGTAAGATAATATCGGTGAAAGAGAAAGAACTGTATCAACTATCCGTCTTACCGATTAAGAATATCGGTGTTATGATATTTGCCGGGCGGTGTATTTCCCTACAAATGTACTTTCTGCACAAATGGGCTTCCGTGCTGTCCAACTGATAAGACAAGGCAATGATGATTGAAAGCGGATAAAGCGGTGCATAGCCTCTTGATTGTCCATTCACGAAAACTTCTTCCTCCCCTGCGTCCCTTTCGTCGGGTTGCAGGGGAGAGACTTTTAGTAGAAGTTGCAGACGATGGTTGAGTTTCCTCCATGTTACATTAAAGAAATCTACCAATTCGCTCTCTGTCATTGCTATTTCGCCTTTGCCTTTGCGAATGATTTGCATACTGTCGCCCCACTCGAAATAACTGCGGTCTCTTTTAGTTTGATAGTGATAGGCATTCATACGACTTCCCCCTTTGTTTCCTCCTTTTGATGTTTCCTTATCAGTCTGTCCATATCCTCAGAAATCTTATTATCTGTCACCTGTGCGTAGATTTGAGTACTGGATATAGAGGCGTGCCCCATCATCTTGGCAATGCTTTCGATAGGTATTCCCGCACTTAAACTCATTGTACCGAACGTGTGCCTCGCCATATGATAGGATAACCGTTCTCTGATGCCACAAGCCTTGCCCACGATGCTCAGCTTTGCACTCATCACGCTACGGCTACAAGCACAGTGAAAAATAAAGTCGTCACCTTTTTCTTTCACCGTCTGCATTTCTTTCATGCTGGGTTGCTCTTCCTTACATTGATTGATAATGGCCTCCGCTATCGGGTGCAGGGGCACAAAAAACTCCACCTTTGTCTTCTGCCTTTCTTTACGGATATATTTCTGTCCGTCGGCTGCCGTTTGAATGTGTCCCAATTGCAAATGTTCCATATCAGCAATAGCCAAGCCCGTAAAGCATGAGAAGATAAACATCCGTCTTGCTTGTTCTGCTTCCTTATCAATTACTCTCAATGCCATGAGTTTGGTAACATCGCTCTTTTGCAGAAAGCGTATCTTCTGTTCCGTTTTCTCATACTTGGCATTCTCAAAAGGATTGCAACGAATGATTCTCTGGCTGACCGCACGGTACATCAACCTACTCAGCCAACAAAGGTAACGATTCATGGTTGCTGTTGCCAAGCCTCGTTTTTTCAGATAGAAACCGTATTCCTCAAATAAGTCTTCCGTTATTGCAGAGATGGTTATATCCATCATTCCCTTATCCTTTACAAACTCTGTAAGTAACTTGTCTGAATAGAGAAGATTCTGATAAGTCCCCTCTGCCCTTGATTTGCCCACGCACTCTTTAACGGATTGTAGTTCGGCTTTACTCATGGCAAGGAGGGTTGTCGGTGTGGTGGCTATTCCCTGTAAACGGTTTTTAAGTAGTTCTACATTTACCACTCCGTCATTTATCAGTATCTCCTGATAGGTCTTCTCTACAAGTTCCTTAAACTTGCCGATTCTTTGATTGGTTTTCTTATCGGTTGTCATTCCTTGCCTGCTGTTCCATTCGGAGGATTTGCTCTGCTCGCCTGTGGTAATGGCGGTACTCTTTCCGTCTATGGTGATACGGCAGAGAATAGCGGTTTTACCGTCTGCCTTTGTCTTCTGTCTGTTGATGTAAAACAGTATCTTAAATGTACTTCTCATTGTCTTGATGGTTTTATGTTTGGAATGAATGTATAAGCAGATACAAAGTATAGAGATTAGATAGCCAACTGCATATCTTCGGTGAAAGAGAGGAAACGGTTAAACTCTTCAAAGAGTTTCTGCGGCGTTACCTTTGCATAGCGTTCGGTCATACTTACATTCGTATGTCCCAGCATCTTGCTCACCGTTTCAATAGGAATGCCCTGCTCTAAGGTGATAAGCGTGGCAAAGGTATGCCTTGCAGTATGCGAAGTAAAGGGAAAAGAAATACCTGCCCGTAATCGCAAGGCTTTAAGACAGGACTGATAAGTGGGATATTTGATATGGGGGAGCAGTGTTTCCCTTTCATCGCTGTGCATTTTCTCTATTAATCGAACTGCTTCGGGCAATAGCTTGATACGACAAAGCACACCTGTCTTCTGTCGGTTGAACTTCAACCATAAACAACCCTCATCATCACGGACAAGATGCTTCTTGCTTAGTTCCATCAAATCACAATAGGCTGCTCCGGTATAACAGGCGAAGAGAAATACATTGCGAGCGGTTTCCATTTCTTCCTCCAATTTATCAAAACGGAGTGCATTGAGTTTATCCAATGCTTCTTGGTCGAGAGCCTTCGGTGCTTTCTTATCTCCCCGTTCTATATGAGCTTTATCAAACAGAAGCGTATCAGCCAGTCCCTCACGATAAGCCAGCCTGCAGACGGTCTTCAAATCTGCTGCAACTCTGAAGAATGTGCTTTGCTGATGACCAAGCTCACCGAGACAGAACGCCTGCAACTCATAGATAAAGTTTTCTGTCAGCTGCGAGAAAGCCAAATCCGAAACATGATACTTCTTCTGCATAAACTCCTGCAACCGTTTTCGAGTGGAGTGATAGGCTGACATAGACCCTTCCTTGATGTCTATACCGATATGACTCTCTTTCTCCTTGATAAGCATATCCAACCTTTCGATGAGCATACATCTTGCCTGTACGCTGCCTTGAAACTGTTCCTTTACATCAGTTGCATCAAATGGCTGTCCTTTGGCAATTAGCGACTGATAGGTAGATTGAATGGAAAGCAACAAGTTCTCCAACCTTCCGTTAATCTCCACCGCCTCACGGCTCTTGCCGTCCATCCTGCTTTCACGTGAATTCCACAAGTCGGAGTTGCAGGAAAGTTTACAACTAAACTGCGCAATGGAACGCCCAATGGTAATACGTCCCATAATCGGAGCTTTCCCCGATTTGTCAAGCCCGCTCTTTTTAAGGTAGA